GCCGATCCAACGAAAGATCTTGGCTTTGTTAATCGAGAAGCCAGACTTCAAGATAAAACCAATCGTCAAAACTCGATCGAAGTTGGCGACAACAAATTACTACAAGAAAATTGGAATATACGACAGGCACGAGTAATCAGCGAGTCGTTGTATGCCTACAACTGGGCTATCGAAAACGGTATCGCCAAAGAACAAGCTCGTGCAGTTCTTCCTGAAGGCAATACAGAGTCGGTCATGATCGTGACTGGCACACTTCGTTCATGGGTTCACTACTGTCAGCTGCGTATGGACAAAGCCACACAAAAAGAACATCGGATTATTGCCGAACAATGCTGGGATATTATTTCCCATCATTTCCCTGATGTGAAGAAGGCTCTTGACGATATGGCTGCGCAAGCAGAGTTTGAAAGGAAACTACCATGATTAATTGGCTAGTATACAATAAAAATGATATCGTCGTTGCAGACGTTGAGTCTGAAGAAGAAGCCCTCGAAGTTGTACAAGATCTTACAGAAGATCCATGGTGGAAAGACGAAGCACCTTATCGAATAGAGATGTTACCATGAGTCATAGTAGTGTAGTGAAAGAAACTGAAGACGGCGAATTGTACATAGAATTATCAGACGAACTTATGGAAGCCATGGGTTGGGATATAGATACTGAACTAGTATGGACCGTTTATGATGACGGCAAAATTGGATTAAGAAAGAGAACAGATGATTCAAGTAACGAAACGTGATGGAACGCGAGAACCACTCGATATTAATAAGTTCCATAAAGTAGCGCTGCATGCGTGTGAAGGTTTAAGCGGCGTTTCTGTTTCAGATCTTGAAATCAAAACTCATATTCAATTTTATGACAAGATCAAGTCGACTGACATTCAAGAGACGCTGATCAAGGCTGCTGCCGAACTCATCTCAGAGGAAGCTCCAAACTATCAATACGTTGCAGGCCGGCTGATCAACTATAACCTCCGTAAGGAAGTCTATGGGCAGTATGAGCCTATCTCTTTATGTCAACATTTTGCTAATGTAGTCGAAGAAGGCTATTATGATGAATCATTGGCTGATGTATATGACGATGCAGAGTGGTTTGAATTAGCAGAATACATCGACCACGACCGTGATAACCTGCTAACCTATGCTGCCATGGAACAGTTCCGCGGAAAGTATCTGATTAAGAATCGTGTGACGAATAAGTTCTACGAGACACCGCAGATGGCATTCATGTTGATTGCCATGACACTCTTTCAGAATTACAAAAAGAATCGAATTAAATGGGTAAAGGACCTTTATGATGCTATCAGTACATTTGACATTAGTCTTCCTACTCCTATTATGGCAGGAGTGCGGTCACCTCAACGTCAGTTTAGTTCGTGCGTACTTATCGAAACTGACGACTCGCTGGATTCCATAAATGCAACAGCCTCAGCAATTGTTAAGTATGTTTCTCAGAAAGCTGGTATTGGTATTGGCGGCGGTCGTATTAGGGCTGTTGGATCTCCTATACGCAACGGCGATGCTTCTCACACTGGTACTATTCCTTTTTATAAGCATTTCCAGTCAGCTGTTAAATCTTGTAGCCAAGGTGGTGTCCGCGGTGGAGCAGCGACTCTCTATTACCCCCTTTGGCATTACGAAGTGGAGGATCTTCTTGTCCTAAAGAATAATAAGGGCACAGAAGACAATCGCATCCGTCATCTCGATTATGGCGTACAATTTAATAAGGTAATGTATGAAAGACTTCTTTCTGGAGGTAATATCACCCTCTTCTCACCTAGTGATGTCCCGGATCTCTATGAAGCGTTTTATAAAAACACAAAAGACTTTAGAGAACTCTACGAAAAGTACGAACGTAGTAAGGTTAGAAAGAAAACCATCCCTGCGATTGATCTCTTCTCAGCCTTCGTTACCGAACGAAAAGATACCGGACGAATCTATTTGATGAACGTCGACCATGCCAACGAGCATGGTTCGTTTACTGAAGCAGCACCGATTAAGATGTCGAATCTGTGCTGTGAGATTACATTACCAACAACACCATTAAAGGATATTCATGATGAATCAGGCGAGATTAGCCTATGCACGCTTGCAGCGATCAATTGGGGAAAGATTAGAAAGCCAGCTGATTTCGAAAAGCCATGCACCATTGCAGTACGCGCTTTGGATGCCTTACTTGATTATCAGGACTATCCTGTTCGAGCCGCTGCTATTGGCACTCGTAATCGCCGCCCACTGGGTATTGGCATTATTAATTTTGCTTATTGGTTGGCTCGTAATGACACCAATTATTCTGATCCTAACCTTGAGCTTGTTCATGAGTATGCTGAAGCATGGAGTTACTATCTTATTAAAGCCTCGGTCGACTTGGCTGAAGAAGTAGGTTGTTGTCCAAAGACCCGCGAAACTAAGTACAATTCCGGCATAATGCCTATCGACACTTATAAGAAAGAAGTTGACGAATTAGTAAATCCAGTATATAAAATGGACTGGAAAACACTAGGCGTAAAAGCTGAGTGTGTTGGCATTCGTAACTCGACTCTGATGGCTCTGATGCCAGCCGAGACTTCTGCTCAGATCAGTAACTCGACCAATGGTATCGAACCACCACGTGCTCTGATCTCGATCAAGCAATCGAAGGATGGCGTACTCAAGCAAGTTGTTCCAGAGCTCAGAAAGCTCAAGAATAAATACGAATTACTATGGGATCAAAAGTCTCCAGAAGGTTATCTGAAGATTATGGCAGTCCTACAGAAGTTTATCGATCAGGCAATCTCGGTCAATACTTCTTATAATCCTCGTCATTATGAGGATGAGAAGATTCCGATGTCTGAGATGATTAAACATATTTTGATGCACTACAAGTATGGTGGTAAGACGCTCTACTACTTCAACACCTTTGACGGTGCTGGTGAGATTGAAGAAAACAAACCACTCGCACAAGGGCAACTAGATGATGAGGATTGTGACTCTTGTAAAATCTAACAGGAGTATTACATGGCAAAAGCACCATCGGCAGCAGCCACAAGACATGTTTCAATCGTAACAGGAACATCTCAAGACACAAGACGTCCTAAACTATCGTCAATGAATAAGCACAAGAAGAGAAACTTTAAGGCATATCGTGGGCAAGGAAGATAATGAGAATTACAATTGAAGTATAAAACCATCTTCATCAGTGATGTCCACTTAGGAACAAATGATTGCAAAGCCGATCTTTTGAATAACTTTCTTAAACACAACTCGTGCGATACCTTGTATTTGGTCGGTGATATTATTGACGCATGGAAGATACAACAAAATCGTTTAAAATGGAAACAGTCGCATACAAATGTGGTGAGAAGAATTTTAGGATTTGCTAAACATGGCACTCGTGTAGTCTATGTTGCCGGTAATCACGACGAGTTTCTTCGACCGATGATTCCATACGGCGTAAGTTTTGGCAAGATTGAATTGTGTAATCAGATATGCCACGAAGGTGTTGATGGTAAAAGATACATGGTTGTTCACGGTGATCTTTTCGATGGTATTACTCGTCTTGCACCGTGGCTAAGTTTCCTTGGCGACAGAGCATATGATTTTGTATTGAATTTAAACAGCCGCTTTAACTGGATTCGTCATAGACTCGGATTTGGTTATTGGTCCTTAAGTAAGTGGCTAAAGTATAAAGTCAAAAGAGCTATCGACTTTATGTTCCAATTTGAAAAAAATGTTACCGCATATGCCAAAAGAAAAGGATATGACGGCGTAATCTGTGGCCATATACATAACGCAGAAATCAAAGACGTTGATGGAGTCGTGTATATGAATGATGGAGATTGGGTAGAATCATGTACTGCTCTTGTTGAACACAAAAGCGGTAAATGGGAAATAGTGACTTGGCAAGAAATAAAGTAGTGTACAGAAAGTAGCAAATGCAGTATATTAAAATAGATAGCGACATGTGGGCAGACGCAGGCAAAGTTTGGTTTGTGCATGAGTATACGACACGTGAAAATAGTACAGCGGTTACTCTTACGATTGAAGATACCACAAACGGTGAAATTCAAACACGAGTTGTTCCACAAAACCAAATCCAATGGCTTGAAGCGAAAGACTGGTAATGCTATATACGGGATCTGGGAATATACCTCATCACATCTATTGTTGGGTAGATTCTTCGTTCATTCGTAAGAATGCTAAGCCTTATACTTTCGAGCCATGTATCTGGTTTGCACTGCATGCCAAAGCAGGACATTCATGGGGATGTCATATCATGCTCGAATGTGGTGCAGTTTGGAGAGGTGTTCCTCCTCATGCATTGGCATTCTCTCCAGATCCAGAACCAGAATGGGTGCTTGAAGACACACAGGTTTGGGATTGCTATGGAGATCAGTTTTCAGTATTGATATATAACTATCTACACAGCCAACAAGCAGAGATTCGAAAGAGCGGCCTTTTTGGCCGTTATCTTTTTACAGTCGTTCCGATGAATGATGGATATACACAGCATCCTTCACAGTCGAAGGAATTTATGTTCATTGAATTAGATAATGGTAGACTGACTATCATGCCTACCAATGAACTTCGATTCCATGATAAATCATATACCGAAGGCGATTGGCCTAAGGATCTTAAATTAAATACCAGTACTTGGAGAGTTGAATGACAGTTTTTTCAAACGAAATGTTTGATGCTACAGAACAGACTTGTTTCTTCGGAAAGCAAGTCAATATTGCCCGTTACGATAAGCAACGTTACAATATCTTCGAGAAGCTGACAGATAAGCAACTCGGATTTTTTTGGCGGCCAGAAGAAGTAGATCTGTCAAGAGACGGCAAAGACTTTAAAGGGTTAAGCGACCATGAAAAGCACATCTTTACAAGCAATCTCAAGCGTCAGATTCTTCTTGACTCTGTACAGGGACGTGCGCCTAGCTTGGCGTTTCTACCGATTTGTTCGCTCCCCGAACTCGAAACCTGGATCCAAACATGGACATTTTCCGAAACGATTCATAGTCGATCCTACACTCATATCATTCGAAACGTTTATTCAGATCCGTCAAGGGTATTTGACGAGATGCTCGACATCCAAGAAATAGCCGACTGCGCTGCCGATATCAGTAAGTACTATGATAACTTAATTGCATTCAATAGTGTTATGCGATATAATTATGATCACAAGAAAGCACTATGGCTCTGTCTAAATGCTGTGAATGCTTTAGAAGGAGTAAGGTTCTATGTCTCGTTTGCATGCAGTTGGGCTTTTGCGGAAGTTAAGAAAATGGAGGGTAACGCGAAGATCATCAAGCTCATCGCGCGGGACGAGAACGTTCATCTTGCCTCGACACAACAGCTCCTCAAAATTCTACCGAAAGAGGATCCAGACTTTGCTCGCATACAAGAAGAGACACGAGATGAGTGCATCAGCATGTTTCATCGAGTGGTCGAGCAAGAAAAAAGTTGGGCACATTACCTTTTCCAGAACGGTTCGATGATTGGTCTAAACGAAGAGCTTCTTTGTAACTATGTAGACCATATCGCCGCAAAACGTATGGGCGCTATCGGCCTGAACGGTAAGCCAGGTGCGAATCCTTTGCCATGGACACAGAAGTGGATTTCAGGTTCTGACGTGCAAGTTGCTCCACAAGAAACAGAAATTACTAGTTATGTAATCGGCGGCGTGAAGAAAGACGTCGACGAAAATACTTTCAAAGGATTTACTTTATAATGTGTACAGTGTCTAACATCGGCGATAATTATCGTGACAACTTTCCTCCTCGTTGGCCCAATGTTCCTGTTTGGCCAGCACAGCCAACCGGTGTTCCATATCCGTCACAACCAGGCATACCAGGATATCCTTTGGTTATTGATACTTCTGGAGTTTCGAAAGAAGAATTCGAAGCACTGAAGAAAGAGGTTGAGGAACTTAAGCAACTTCTAAAAGCTGCTAAGAAGTTCGACGAAGAAACAGGTCAACCTGATTGCCACATGGATGACAAAGTAGAATTCATTAAGAAGCTAGCAGAATATGTTGGCGTTGATTTAGAAGACATCTTTAAAAAATAAGAGGAACTAAGATGGATTGGATAACCTGCCCGTCATGCGATGAGGAATTTAAAATAATTACAGAAAACACTGATCTTCCAGAATACTGTCCATACTGTTCTGCGCAGCTTGAACTTGAAGATCCATTCGACGAAGAATATGAAGAATAAATAGATCATTCTCCAAATGGAATTTGATCTATGAGTTGGTTATACGAAGACAAAGAATTTACTGAAGTCGAAGATTATTATGGCTTCATATATTTGATTGAAAACTTGGTAAACGGCAAGAAATATATAGGTCGTAAGTATCTGACAAAAGCCGGATACAAAACTGTCAAAGGCAAACGAAAGAAGCTTCGCGTAGAGTCCGATTGGCGAGACTACTACGGATCTTCTACTTCCCTCAAAGAAGACATTGATCTCTACGGAAAAGATAACTTTCGTAGAACGATCTTAAGACTCTGCAAGGGTCGCGGAGAATGTAATTACTTTGAAACAAAATATATATTCGATACAGATGCCATTTTAGATCCTAAATATTATAATAGTTGGGTATCGTGTAAAATTCAAACAAGCCACGTGAAGGCTTTACTTTTCAACCCCGAACAGGAGAATTTATGAGGTGGGTAAGGTACTAGAACACAAGCATTTGATTGTAAGAGCAGAGCTGAACAATCCTCCGCAGTGCACATCGGCGATCGATGAGTGGATGAAGAAGCTGGTCAATCAGATTGATATGAAAATTTTAATGGGACCATACACAGTGTATTCTGATATGGTCGGCAATCGCGGATTGACTGCCGTGACTATCATCGAAACCAGTCATATTGCTCTACATGTATGGGACGAATGCGAGCCTGCGATGGCTCAACTAGATGTTTACACGTGCAGCACATTAAATATTCAAGATGTGTTTGATGCCATCACTGAATGGGATCCTACAAAAGTTGAGTATAAGTATATAGACCGAGAAAACGGGTTGACATTAATTGAGAAAAATGAGGTATTATAATGGGTAAGAAGAGAACACGCAAGACAGTTGTATCGAAAGGCCAACGTCGTTCGATCGTGGCTGGCGTGAAAGAAGTTCGTCAAGATCGTAGCGAAGGCGAAAAAGCCTACAATAAGCTGAAAGCTTGGCGCAAAGGCCAGAATCCATGGATTACTGTTCCTGGTCCGCAGTCTAACATGCGCTTTATTAAAGTGCGTGCGAACGGTGTTTGGGGTAATCCAAAAAATCGATCAACAGGTATTTACAGCAAGG